AGTGCATACTGATTTTCCAATTTTCGGTAAATAATTATTGGTATTTGGTTTGAATTCAACTTCAAATAATGAAGGAACAATCATTGTTCTATTTGTAATTGCTGTATCATCAATATTTGGTGACATATGATATCTAAATCTGTTGACTATTTGTTTAATAGCCAATGATTCTGCTTCTGTTCTTGGTATCATTTTAAAATCAAAGGTAAATGATCTTCTATCAATAGAATCAAAAATTAATTCTGTTCTGTTGTTTAAAATTCTTCCAGATTGTATTTCATACGCTCCAATCAAAGATCTGGCTTCAGCTCCACCTTTTTTTAAATTTAGTTCACCAGTTTGTTTTAAAAATTCTAATGCTCCACCAGCCATGCTGGAAATTTCGCCTGTGTCAGTTCTATTGAATGCTTGCATTCCAGCAATCACATTTCCCATTTCTACATTACCATATGCAGCATTTTGTACATTGGTTATAGATGCTGGCATATATAAAGCAATAAAATCTGATACCTTTTCTTCTACTGGTCTAGTTAAATTTATAGAACTTGAGTTAGGACCACCAGAACTTAAAATATGTTCAATTTGGGGTAATGTTGATTTTTTTGTTTCGTATATTTTAAATAAAGTATAATAGGAAGACTTTTCAGATCCAAGATCTAATGGAAACTGTAAATTTATACCTGCTTTAGTTTTACCTTTATTATTCAATCTTTCTAATGCTGTTGTTGCCACTTAGCTAAATATCCTCATATCAAGAATTTACTATTATTTATATGGCATACAAGGGAAAATATATACCAACAAATAAGAAAAAATATGTTGGAGATCCTTATAAAATTGTTTATCGTTCTTTGTGGGAAAGAAAATTCATGGTTTATTGTGACATGAATGAATCAATTATATCTTGGGCTTCAGAAGAAATAGTAATTCCATATCGTTCTCCGATTGACAATCGAATACATCGTTATTTTCCAGATTTTTTCATAAAAGTAAAGCAACAAACAGGTGAAATAAAAAACATGATTATTGAAATCAAACCAAAAGTTCAATGTTCACCACCAAAAGTGCCAAAAAGAAAAACAACCAAATATTTAAATGAAGTAAAAACATGGGGAATAAATGAAGCAAAATGGAAAGCTGCAATGGAATGGTGCTCTGATCGTAAAATGGAATTTAAACTTATTACAGAAAATGAATTGAAAATATAGAATAAATAATTGTATGGCAGATAACTATTTTGACCAAATTCTCAGACAAACTGGTGGACAAGAAAGATCTTATCGTTGGTTTCAACAGAAAGTTAGAGAGTTTGGCGTACCATCACAAAAACAATTATTACAAAAAGAGTCAACAAACTATTCATTGAATGTGGGTAGCATGAACTTTTTTGTTTATGATGCGAAATACAAAAAAACATTGCCTTATTATGACAAATTTCCATTAATAATTCCCATTGATGAAACAAGTAGATATTTTTTAGGAATTAATTTTCATTATGTTTCTATTCCGTATAGAATTTCATTGATGGAAAAATTAATGAGATTTGAAAGAACAAGAGAAAATGAAAAAAGAATATTGACAGAGTGGAGAAACATCAAAAACTTCAAAGAAATAAGACCAACCATCAAAAAATACTTAAAGAATCATGTGCGTTCTCCATTTGTAAAAATAAAACATGAAGAATTTAAATTGGCATTGATGTTACCTGTTCAAGATTTTACCAACGTGACCAGAAATAAAGTCTATTATGATTCTAGAAGGATGATTAACTCATGAGCGCAGCATTTAGTAGTAATTCTATTACATTTTTTGAATCAGTTAAAAAGTTTGGAATATCAAAACCAAATAGATTTGAAGTAAATATTAATTCTCCTGGAGCTACATCTGGAGTTGCTGATGATAATCTAGTATCACTTTGGTGCCAATCAGTCGAACTTCCTGGAAGAACAATTGAATCGCAAACAAATGATAATATTTATGGTCCAACTCATGAAATAGCTCAAGGATTAATATTAAATGATTCTATTTCAATGACATTTCTTCTTGATGAAAAATTAGATATTAAAAGATATTTTGATAATTGGCAGAAAACCATTTACAACCCAAATACATATGATATGTATTATTATTCGAATTATGTCCGTGACATGACGATTAAACAATTATCCAAAACTGATGAAGTTGTTTTTAGTTGCAAAGTTTATGAAGCATTTCCTAAAACTGTTGAATTGATAACACTCAGTGCAGATAGCAGAAGTGAAGCATCAAAACTAAATGTTTCTATGGCATTCAGAGATTGGATTGAAGAATAACTTATGAAAGGAAATAATGGCGTTACCATCATTAGCAGTAAACAAATATGAATTGACTGTACCATCGACAAATGAAGAAATAGAATTTAGACCATTTTTGGTCAAAGAAGAAAAAATGCTTCTCATTGCTCAACAAACAGGTGATGAGAAAGATATTATCAAAGCTGTTGAAAATATCATTAATGAATGCACATTTAAAAAGATAGATGCAAAAAAACTTCCGATATTCGATCTAGAATATATCTTTATTCAATTAAGAGCAAAGTCAATCGGTGAAGTATCAACTGTAACAGTTACATGTCCAGATGACGGAGAAACAAAGGTTGAAGTTGATATTAATCTTGAAGATGTTGTTTGCGAGAAATCAGATGAACATACAAACAAAATTGAATTAACAGATACTGTGGGTGTGATTATGAATTACCCAAGAGTAAACAATGTATCTGGAATGAATATGGAAGATCCAAATGCTGGATTTGAAATCATTAAAAATTGCATTGGTCAAATTTATGATGCTGATGAAGTTTATGATAAAAATGATATTACAAAAAAAGAACTAGAAGAATTTGTAAATTCTATGAGTCATCAACAATTCATGAAATTACAAAGTTTCTTTGAGGATATGCCAAAAGTTCGATATAGAACTAAAATTAAAAATCCAAAAACAGGTGTAGAAAGTGATTTAGTAATTGAAGGACTGCAAAATTTTTTCTAGTAGGTCTCTCTCACAATAGTTTGGAAAATTATTATCGTTTGAATTTTTCATTAATGCAACATCACAAATATTCATTGACAGAAATTGAACATATGTTGCCGTGGGAGAGAGAAGTTTATGTCGGATTATTGTTGCAACACATTGAAGATGAAAAAATGAAACAACGCCATGAGAAGATGAATCAACAATCAAGAGGTTAAAAATGCCTAACAAAAGCATTCAAGAACTTTTTAAAAAGTATGATATAAACGGAAGTGGTGATGTTACGGAAGAAGAAATGAAAAGAGCAACAGAAATACTTGAACTTGAATTGAGAGAAGAGAAAGCTGAAGCACAGAAACGTATGTCATGGGTTTCAATTCTTAGCATGGTTGTATTTACTGGAATATTATTTACACCTTTGGTGCCTGAATCAAGAGTAGCTGCATTAGGTGATTTGTTGGGATTGTTTTATCTGGGGCAAGCATCAATTGTTGGTTTTTATTTCGGTGCACAAGCATACATGTCAAGGAAGTAATAAATGGCAATAGCAGACGAAGAAAAACGGTTTAAAAAACTTCTTGGTGAGTTAAGAGAAACTAATCAAGAAATAAGAAAATCAACAACAAAAAATGAAGCAGCAACAGCTGTTGTTGATATTATAAGAAATGATTTTGATACACTGGTTGGTGATATTAAAACTCTTGGAAATGATATTGCATCTTCTGTTCCTGGATTGCGTTCTGTTGTTGGAATAGGAAAATATTTTGGTGGAAAAGCAACTAAAGGATTAGTAGATTTATTTAAATTTGAAAATAAAGAACAAAAAAAACTTAGGGAAAGTTTAGGTTTCAATTCTAAAAAAGAATTTGAACTAGCTAAAAAACAAGCAGATAAAAACAAAGCTAAAGAAGATGCAAGCCTAAAACAACTTGAATTAATACAAGAAAGTATTAAAATTTTAGAACCTTCATTGACACCAGATGAATTAGCTAAAAAATTAGAAGATTCAGCAAAAAAATATGGGGTTGATAAACAATTTATTAATAAATTTTTAGGAAAAAAAGAACCAGTTGAAGCAACTTTAGCAGACAGTGTTGTAAAAGCAATTACACCAAAAGATGATAAAAAAACATCCGCAGATCTTGAAGCAAAAAGAGATGAACAAAAACTTGCAGAGAAAAATACTAAAATCTTAGAAACAATCAATGATTCTGTTCTTGGATTAGGCAAAGGATTAGATAGTTTAAAAGAAAAAAGTGGATTTGGTCTTGGTTTAATTGCTGCCCTGATTGCTGCTCCAGTAATTGCTTTGGTAGAATTCTTCAAAACTATAGGAAAAGATTTAAAATTTTTAACAGATTTAAAAATAGGTGATGTATTTAAACCTCTCAAAGGATTGGTTAGTTTTTTTGACAAAATAGTAGATGGTTTCAAAAAAACTAAATTAGGAGAATATTTTTTCAAAAATTTATCATTAGATTTTTTATTTGATTTGTTTGACAGTGTATCATTAGTTTTTGATGGAATCAAAAACACATTTAAAAGAATAATTAATCCTATCAAAAGGTTTGGATCTTTTATAGGCAGAATAATCAGAAGTGTGTCTGCAAGTATAAGAAGATTTATAACTCCCATCGTAAGAATTTTTGAAAAAATAATTGATATAGCAAAGAGTGCTGCAGGGTTTTTAAATGGATTTAGTTTCATAGGAAATATAGCAAAAACAATTGGTAGAGTATTAGGAAAATTATTTCTTCCTATTACTGTTATTATGGGTGTATTTGATTTTGTTTCTGGTTTTATGAAAGGATACGAAGAAGGTGGTATAATTGAAGGTATTAAACAAGGTGTTATAAATTTTCTAGATGAAGCTATAGGTGGTATATTAAGGATGCTAACAGGTGCAGCTGCTTGGATTCTTGAGTTTCTAGGATTTGATAAACTTGCTGCATCACTAACAGCTGAAGTAGATAACATATTAGATGCAGTATTTAGTGCTGTTTCTGGAATTGTTGATATTGTTGTTGGAATTTTTACATTTGATGCAGGAAAAATACTTGGTGGATTGGGACAAATATGGGATTCAATTACAGGGATATTCCTTTCTGCATTTAATATTCTTGAAGCATTTGTAAGTGATATATTCGATTTTCTTGGATTTGATATTAGTTGGAATCCATTAACTATTATCAAGAATTTCTTTAGTGGTGTTTATGATTTCTTCGCAGATCTTTTCGGATTTGGTTCTGATAAAGAAGCCGAAGTTGAAGGAGAAGCCTCGACCAGTCCATTTGATGTTGTTAAAACTTTCTTTGGTAATGTGTTTGGTTATATAGGTGAGAAATTTACTGCATTTAAAGATATGATTTTTGGATTTCTTCCAAGCCTACCTTCAATATCCGAAATTACAGATAGTTTAATTAACTTTGGAAAAATGATCTACAATCCAGAAACTGGTGAAGTATTTGGATTTACACTACCAGAACTTCCGAGCATTTCCGATATATGGGGAATGGTGACAGGATTTGCAAGCAAAATATATGATCCTGCTACTGGTGAAGTATTTGGATTCAAGTTGCCTGAATTACCTTCTATTTCTGATATTTTTGATACAGTTGTATCCTTTGGTAAAAAGATATATGATCCTGCTACTGGTGAAGTGTTTGGATTCACAATGCCTGAATTACCTAGCATTTCTCAAATATGGGATACTGTTACAGGATATGCGAAGAAAGTGTATAATCCAGAAACTGGTGAAGTATTTGGGTTTAAACTTCCTGAATTGCCTAGTATTTCACAGATATTTACTACAGTAAAAGATTTTGCTAGCAAAATTTATGATCCAACTGCTGGAACAGTATTTGGTTATTCTCTACCAGAATTACCCTCAATAAGTCAAATTTGGGATAAAATTTCTGGATTTGCCATGAAAATTTATGATCCAACTGCTGGAACAGTATTTGGTTATACGTTGCCAGAATTACCTAGTATTTCTGACATATTAACCAAAATAACTGATTTTTCTAAAAAGATTTATGATCCAACTGCTGGAACAGTATTTGGATTCGCACTTCCAGAACTACCATCCATTGCAATGATTGTTGATAAAGCAAAAGAGTTTGCTTACAAGATATACAATCCTGAGACTGGTCAAGTATTTGGATATGCATTACCAGAATTGCCTTCAATATCTGATATAACAAATAAGATTATTGACTTTTCTAAAAAGATTTATGATCCAGAAGCAGGAACAATATTTGGATTCTCGCTTCCAGAACTACCTTCAATTAGTCAAATTACAGACAAAATTGCAGGATTCGGAAAAAATATTTACAATTCTGAGACTGGTGAAGTGTTTGGATTCTCAATGCCTGAGTTGCCAAGTATTTCAGATATTACATCAAAAGCTGAAGATTTTGCTAAAAACATTTACAATTCTGAAGATGGAACAATATTCGGATTTGCATTACCAGAACTTCCAAGCATTTCTGATATACAAACCAAATTGGAAGGATTTGCAAAGAAAATATATGATTCTGAAACAGGGACAATATTTGGATTTGCGATACCAGAATTGCCATCTATTAATGACATTACAACAAAATTAGAGAATTTCTCTAAAAATATATATGATTCAGAAACTGGCTCAGTATTTGGTTACACATTACCAACATTACCTTCAATATCAGATATTCTAACGAAGGCAACAGAATTTTCTAAGAAAATATATGATCCAGCAACAGGTGCTGTATTTGGATTTGTTTTGACAATGCCTGCACTTCCATCAATTGATGACATTAAAAATAGCATCTTGGGTATGATTCAAGATGTCTGGAATTACATCAAAGGATTATTCAAATTTGATACGTTCTCAGATGCACTAGCTTCTGCTATCAATATATTCTTTATGCCTTACAATTTAATTCTAGGAATGG